GTATGGGTGCCGAAGAGGCGTGTACAGCTGCAACGGATGCCGAAGTTATAGCAAAGTGGAATGCAAAGACACCTGTTGCCTCAGCGAGAACTGCAGCAACTGATGAAGGTTATGGTCTCAAATCTCTTGGATACTCATTGTATTGCTAAAACTGTGAACACACAAGTAACATGTTGAGAAGGTTCCACACAAGCATGTGATGCTTGGGGCTCTCAATTTTGTTGTAATTCTTCACGATGTGCATGATGAGTGCGTTATCATCTTCATCATGCAATTCCAATAGATGTTTCACTGGATCAGGTGCATTAGCAAACTTTTCATCAACTTTGAAGTCAAGTTCAAGTTCACACATCAACTTTTCACTTTCTCTCCCCTTTCTAATGTAATCAGCCACAATGTATATCACTGCATCTAAAAGCTCTTCTTGGCACATGTTGATCCAAGAGTTTTCAGGTGTTCCCCATTCACGAGTATCGGAATTGACAATCACACCGTGGCCATATCTCTCCTTACCCAATTCAAGGCGTCCAATCAGTTGTTCTTCAATTGATCCCATATTTAATTATCTTTGTGACTTATTCCTTAAGTTTATCCAAGTTTTCTTGTAGTTCTCAAGTTGTTTCGCTGTTGGTCCCTTAGTCATAATGAAGTTTGTCGCGGCACTTCTGTATTGAGTGACAAGCTTTTGGGGAACACCCTTAACATTAACTTGGTTCATGATAACCTTCTTTTCAAGGTTGCGTCCTCTGTCATTCTTCCATCTATTTACAAGCCTTTTCTTCACAAGATCCACATCTTTCTTAAATGGAATACCCTGTTTGTTACCCATCTTCAATCTATTGAGGCGCATTTTCATTTCTTTGACATCATTATTGAGGGAAGGCATCACATTCTTGTAACGATCCATCCATCGTTTGCCATAGAGCTTTATAATATCCTTTCGGATTGAGTTTTCATTGAGACCTCTCTTTTTGATGACCCGTTCCTTCTTTACATTTCTCTTCTTTTGAGCGACTTCTTTACGAGAAGGTGGTGGTGTCTTTGGTTTAGGTTTGGGGGCAAGCATGGCGTTGCGCGCATTTTCAATCTTCTTACAGAGTGTGGCCTTTGTCTCTTTGGAATCAAGTTTAATCTTGAGGATGCCGGCAACTCGGAGAAGTTCAGTCTTGCTGTATCCTGTACAAGTAGCGCGTCCAACCTTGAAGTTGTTACCCGATCCAACGAGGGCAACAATCTTCTTCTTTTGGGTGTTACGGAAAGTGGCACTCTTCACCCCCGAGATCTTCTTAATTTTGTCACAAATCTCCTGTTTCTTTGTGGAAGCGGAAACATTCAAAACACCCAATTTCTTTGCGAGATCCACAAGTTCTGGTTTTGCCATGCGCATGCATTGTTTACCGTCAATTTTAAGAGCCGCGAGTTGATTCGTACTCAAAGTTTGTTTTTTGTTACGTCTTTTGGGGGACTTCGTCTTTTTGGGTACACGAACACTTTTACCCTTGACCAACCGAGAGGGTGCTTTGCCGGTAGCCTTAACATCCCCAAATTCGTGCATTTTTCTAACAAGCCCAGCACCAGTATTGTAAGCGTCAAGTAAATCCGATGGTGTCGAGGCACCTGAAATCTGTATACTCCCACTCTTTGCAAAGATGTATCTGTGTCCATTATATGTAACATATAGGAATGGAGAAAGTTCTGGATCATACTTTGCGGAGCTGGCGCCGTACTGTTTCATTAACTTTTCTGGGAGTGCTTCCATATATCCAAATGGACCATTTACACCAAACGTTGCACTGAGATTGTTGTATTGGAATGGGTTATATAAAAATGCCTCTCGATCGGAGTAATTATCAACGATAAACTTACGAATAAGTTCCGGTTGATTTGCGATATTAGTTCCTATAAAGCCACCGGAAAAACGAATTTTACCATTCTTGTAAAAGTTTACAGTAGCACCCTTGGATTCAATATCATTTGATAGAACAACTTTAAGTTGAACAGTAAAAAAGTTTTTACTTAGATCACCCTTTTTACCATACTCCTTTGTGTGCGAGAACCCCGTGACAAAACGCCCATAGATACCATTAATCTCCTTTGTATCTATATAAAGACCCTCTCCGATCGGTGTTTTGGGGAGTGGTGTTTTGAGAAGGATTTTTTTGATGTTTATACGAGTTTCGGCACTAAAATCCTTGTTCACAGTCGCGTTAAACATACCAGGATTTAACTTACTCACGATAAATGTGGGTGGTGATGGAGTTTCGATGTTGGCAATTATATTGTCATTGTTGTTACTATCACTCATATGAACAAACTCCGCAAACTCCCCATAATTTGCATTGTTAATTATATTTTTTTCCAATCGAGGTGGAAATGCCATCTCAGCTTCAATTTCTCTGACCAATGCGTTATTTGACGCAGTTGTGGAAACAGAACTTGGACTGTTTGCTGGACGTAATTCCACGCCAGACTGTTTGACAAATTCTCTGAGCTGTTGGCTCATATTACTATTGTGTAGCATTTTTTTCTAGTAATCCTCGGTGAAGCCCAAACTTTCCTCAACCACGTCAACCCCGTAAATGACAGGTTGCCTCGGGTATGTGCGCCCCTTGTATGTCACAACTTCATCCCTAACTTCGATATCCCTCGAACTAAATGGACCCGCATAGAAGTCTTGATTGAACTTGGGCTTGCCAAGGTTGTTCGCTTGACAATGTTGATTGAAAACCTGGATGAAGAGCTTCTGAGGTACAAACGCGTCTTTCCCGAAGACGATGTTTGTAGATTCCAGGAAGTTGTGGAGAGTACTCGCAACCATAGCGACCTGCTTCTGGATTTTCTTGAAATAGTCGGGAACTACGTTCCAGATATCTTTGTCCCTATATTTGTTTGAGTAATCAAGGTACGCCTTGATACACTTGAGTAAAATGATTGGTAACTCACGATTCAACTTCTCGTCAAGTTGTGGATCGGCATCCCTCACTTGTTTGGAAAAGTTCCATGGAAGAATACGGCGAAGAACGGAGCCTGAGTTATCTTTCCAATTGGGAACTTCATTCCCACCCAGAACACCTGGAACAGTCCACTCGATGGAGACCGCAGTTTTGTTTTTGACGGCAACAGAGACATCCTCCCCTGAAACCATAGACTGGAACTCCGCCTGTTCGAGAGCGAGGTCTCCCTTCACTTCTGGTGCGATGAACATGAAGGAATCCTTGATCGCCGAGAGACCGAACTTCTTCTCGATGTTGTTTGAAAGGGTGCCAACGTCTTCGTTTTCATAAAACTTCTTGAAAACTTTGGTAATGAGGGTAGACTTCCCGGACCGAGCGATCCCCTTAAAAAATGGAATGATCTGCCACCCATCTAACTCCCCAATATCAAAACACAAACGCCCACCCATCACATACGCCCAGTTACACACCTCATCTTCGAACTGCTGGTACTTGAGGATTGAATCGAACCAGGGGGTTGGAATATCTTGCCATCTCTCTACGTGTGAGAAGTCATCAAACTGTTGATCAAAATACTTACACGCGATGATTGTTGGGTCAAGGCAACGAAATTCGCGACTGTCATATGGGTAAAAGCAGCAATCATAGACGCCACGATCTGGAATCCATTCCTTACCTACAAACACGCCATTTTTGAAACTCCAAACATGACGACGCTTGGTAATCTCCGGAAACTGAGCGTCGTGGCACTTGCTTAAATTATCAATGACATCGCGAAACACACTACCTCTGCTTGTAAAGTGTTTCCATGTAATGAAGTCATCGTCCTTCTGTGCCAGTGAATAAATAAACTGTTCAATACTAAACTTTGGTTGCCACGCACGCGTACGATGTCCCTCAACGGTTCTAATTTCTTCGCAGCACTGTCCCTTGTATCGGCGATACCCAGACTTGTATGTCTGATCAAGCGAGTACAAAAGACATTTTTGAAATGGGGTTGAGTTCTCAATTTCATCTTCGTCCATAGTAGAAGGATCGCCTGAATTGCTGAACTGTGGTTGTGCGGTAGGATTGTCTACCCTCTCAAACGATGTGTAGTGGCGACGGATATTGTCGTAACCATCACTCAGTTGTTTTAACACATTGTTAATTCGCCGCACGATAGTCATACCATCATCGTTGGGTTCGAGTTTGTGAATCTTTAAGTCTCGCGAATGGTTTTTAACATTAATTAGGAAGGTTCTCTGTCGGTCGCGGTTACCTTTAATGGCGAGAATGTCAATTTGAGCTGGGATTGGGTTTCCAGACTCGTCGAAATATTCGGGGTGGATAAATTGCCTATATCCCAACTCTCTGGCATTTCGAAAGTCGTTCGTCTTGAGAGACCACGCCTGTTCAAATCTATCGACAACATCGAGAACCTGTTCTTCTTTCATTGATTGGATATGCTGCTTCTGAAGTTCAACGAGAGCTTCGTACTTATTAGGTTCCTTATCAATGAAATGGGTGTGCTCCATTTCTATTTATTGAGATACGATTTTTGTTTCTAAGCTGATTTTGAGGACTGCATTTTGGCAAGCATCTTTATGAGAATCTTATTTTGGGTTTCTAATTGGTAACAAAGATTTACCAGGGCAGAGCAAATAGTATCCCCGTCTGGGGTCGCGAGAAGGGATGTCATGAGACCCGCGATATCCATACCTTCATCTTCATCTTCTTGGAAGAAATCTTCATCTTCACCCTCGGACATGAGCATTTCTTCTTCGTCGGATACAATCTCACCTTCTTCTATTTCATCAGCTGATTCTTCATCCTCAGGACGAGACGACATTTAAACTAGACTGAGAAAAATTGATTTTGAAATTTTCGCACCAGTGCGATTTCAGCCAGAAAAAAAATCTTGCTATATAGTACAAAAACTCTCACAATGGCCGGTGGTCTCATGCAACTTGTCGCTTACGGCGCCCAAGACGTCTACTTGACTGGTAACCCAAAGGTTACCTTCTTCCAAGCTGTCTACAAGCGTCACACTAACTTCGCGATGGAAAACATCGAACAAACTGTTAACGGTACCGCCGCCGACTCAGGCCGCGTGTCCGTCACCATTGCCCGCAATGGTGATTTGGTCGGCGACATGTACGTCGAACTCCAATCTGCTGCGGCGAACACCAGCACCGCGGATGGTGATGATGCTTGCTGGGTCGCCGAGCGTGCGATCGCGTCCGCTGAATTGTCCATCGGTGGCCAACGCGTTGACAAGCACTACCAACGCTGGTGGCGTTTGTACTCCGAGCTTTACTTGGATGAAGCCAAGAAGGCTAACTGGGCGAAGATGACCACTGCCAAGACCGGTAACACCGTGTACTTGCCTTTGATCTTCTTCTTCAACCGCAACCCAGGTCTTTATTTGCCATTGATTGCGCTCCAATACCACGA